CTTTGAACTAGGTACATCATTTGATCCAGATAGGTTTGCCCATTATATTAAAGAACTGAAGCCTACTGAATATATTATACCAGATGTACTAGAAAATACAATAGGTACAATGGATAGTGCATTGGACTTTGTTGAGAAATATCCCAGCCTGCCTGGTAAAAAGATTGGTGTGGTGCAGGGCAAGAGCTATAATGATATAGTGAACTGTTATCAGTACATGGATGAAGTTATTAAGGTTGATAAGATTGCAATATCTTTTGACTATTCTTACTACCTGGAAGTCTGCCCTCATCCTAATAAATGGATGGGGTATACAATGGGTAGAATACAGACACTTACAAGGCTATTACAAGATGGTATCATTAATAAAGATAAACCGCATCACCTACTGGGTTGCTCGCTTCCGATTGAGTTTATGTTCTATAGGACGGGGTTTGAATGGATTGAAACCATTGATACTTCCAGTCCTATCGTTCACGGTCTTCTCGATATTGTATACGAGCCTGGCGGTTTGGTTAATAAACAGTCCATTAAACTTATCGAGCTTCTCGGATCTAACCCCACAACTACCCAGATGAGACGCATTAAGCATAATGTAATGAGATTCAGAACATTCTGTCAGGGGGTGCCTTATAGTGAAATAGGTCATACGGATATTAAATATGACTTTGGACTATGGACAACCGATACCGATAAGCGCTCTGTAGATTATACAATGGCTTAATTATGAAGTGGTATGCATTCTTTAGTCAGACGGGATCGGAGATAGTTGATCTATCTTATGCTCTCAAAAGAGTGCCTGATCTTATTGTATCGAATAATTTTGAAGAGAAGATTAAGTTTAATCCAAAAATTAGAAAGCTAGGGTCAACAGTCATGCAGGGAGAACATGACCTAATAATGACCTATTGCAGGAATCAAACGTTTATAGAGCCGGAAGATGCAATTATTACCCTGCACGGTTACTTGAGAATTCTTCCTGCAGATATATGTAACAAGTATGAAATCTATAACGGGCATCCAGCAGCTATTGGAATGTACCCAGAACTAAAAGGTAAGGATCCGCAGATTAGGACCTGGATGGGTAAATATACTAATACAGGTAGTGTAGTGCATAGAGTAACAGCTGGGGTTGATGAGGGTGAAATTATCAGTACGGTATTTGCAACTACAAAAGCAACTTCTCTGGAAGAATTATATGGCATTTTAAGGCAGACGTCATTACAATCGTGGGTAGACTTTTTAAAGATGAGGTTTAAATGAGAATTGGTATCAGTGGCGCACAGTCTGTAGGTAAGACTACTCTACTCAATGCACTAAGATCAGAGAAGAAATTTAAGCACTATACTATTTGTGATGAAGTAACTAGACGAGTTAAGAGTTATGGTCTACCTATTAATGAAGGTGGTACGGATCTTACCCAGCAACTAATCATGCAAGAGCATATAGTGAATGCTTTTATGTATACTGATTTTATTGCTGATAGGGCTGTCCTTGATGGACTCGTGTATACTGATTATCTGTATATTCAAAATAGCGTATCTTTAAAAATGTTGCAGTATGCTGTACAAGTATTTGAAAAGGTACAACCTTATTATGATATTCAATTCTATATTGTACCTGAGTTTAGTATTCAAAATGACGGTGTAAGAAGTAATGATGTATTGTTTAGAGATAAGATTGTAGAGCTATTTAATAATACTATTAAAAAATATAAGATACCAGTAATAAATCTTACAGGTTCAGTTAGAGAACGAGTAGAGCAGGTAATAAAAGCTGTTGAAGCAAAAGAGGAATATAATGGAAGATTCTAAGAGTATTGAAGACTTTGCTTCTGTGCATTTAGGGCGCGCCGGGGACGGCTCGGTTGTTAAGCCTTATGTAACTCCGGATGATGTTGATGCAAGACTCTTAGTATCTATACCTCGCTATCTTAATCGTACAGCGTATGGGCTTAAAGAAGATACTCTACCCTTTATTGGTATTGATGCTTGGAATGCGTATGAGTTTTCTACTCTAACACATAATGGATTTCCTCTCTCCGGTTGGTTGAAGTTTACCTACCCTGCCAGTAGCCCTAATATTGTTGAATCAAAGTCTGTTAAGTTATTTCTTAACTCCTTTAATATGGCCAGGCTAGTTAGTTCAGAAGATACCCTTTGGACAATAGAAGATAAGATAGCCTTTTACCTTAGTAGAGCAGTTGGTGCTGAGGTGAGAGTTAATATTAAGATAGGTGATGTAGATACCACTAGGCCTATGATAGGTGACTTCACGTCTCTGGAAACATATTGCAATACCAGTAATATAAACTTCGATCAGTATAATGAAAGCGCTGATATACTAAGGGTAGTTCCTAGTATTGGTCGCTATGAGAAATGGCGCTCCCATTCCCTGCGCTCTAATTGTCGAGTAACTAATCAGCCTGATTGGGGGGATGTTTATATCCATATTAAAGGTTCAATATCAGTAACGCCAGAATCCCTACTTAAGTATATTGTGAGTATGCGAAAAGAAAATCACTTCCATGAAGAGATTGCAGAATGTATCTATAAGCGGCTATGGGACCTACTACAGCCAGAAGAACTATTGGTAGGTTGCTTGTATACTAGGCGCGGGGGTATTGATATTAATCCCATACGAGTATCGAGATCTACTCTATATAGTCAAGCACCAATTACTGATTCCTATAACTTCTGTACAAAGACACCAAGACAATGAACCCAATGCGTATAACCTTTTCCGGTGAAGCTAACGACGTAAACGTGGATAATATCGTTAAAGCCTTCTATAATAGAATGGCAACAGGCTATAAAAAGTATGGCGTTACTACTGAACGAACCGATATAGATCTACTTGGTTGGTTGCAGCACCTGCAAGAAGAACTAATGGATGCTTGTGTATATGTGGAACGCATAAAATCTGAACTAAAGGATAAACAAGATGATAGTAAATGAAGCATTAGCGCTGCTACCTAATGTTAAGGGATGTGTAGTTATTCTATCTGGAGGAATGGATAGTACTATTGCAATGCGATTGGCTATTGAGAAGTATGGTAAGGCAAATGTATCAGCTCTTACTTTCTTCTATGGGCAGAAGCAGAAACGAGAGATCGAAATGGCAACTATGTCTACTCATATGCTGGGAGTAAAGCATAAGATAGTGGACGCTTCTTTCTTGGGTGATATATCTAAAGGGTTCTCTGCTAATGTAGATACAGATATGGAAATGCCAACGATTAAAGATGTACTTGGCGATGCGACTCCTAAAACGTATGTACCTAATCGTAATATGATTCTTATGTCTATTGCAGCTGCATTTGCTGAGACCCAAGGTGTAGCGTACGTAGTTACCGGTCTGCAAATACACGATGAATATTCTTACTGGGACACTACAGAAAGATTTGTTGAAAAAATGAATGAGGTTTTTTCTGAAAATCGTAAGATTCGTATTAAAATTGCTGCTCCATTCGTTACATTAAGTAAGAGTCAAGAATTGAATATTCTTAAAGAGTTAGACGGTAATTTAAACCTTACACTATACACTTTAACATGTTATAACCCTAATCCTCAGCACGAATCATGTGGAAATTGCCCTAGCTGTTCAGAAAGAATAAAAGGATTTGCTAGTATTGGTGAAAGAGATATGATTACATATAGCACTAATATACCCTGGGATAATATTATAAAAAAAATAAGCATCTAACTATGGTTATTATGATAATTGTAAATAAAAAAGAGAGTTTAGAATAATGTGCGCTATAACTGCATCGTTTAGTAAAGAGAAGCTGCTGGAGCTGTATAGGCTTAATGCATATAGGGGTGAGCTTAGTTATTCTTATAATGCATTTGAGCATAACAAGGGCAAGGTACAGATTAATATCCTAATGAAAGATCATGGAACTTTGCCTGAAGTACTGGTAACGGAGATGCATCACTTTGAAAATGCATTCTATATTGCTCATTCCCAGGCTCCTACTACTCAGTCAAATAATATTCATCCAGCTATCTTTGGTGATTGTTTGCTCTGGCATAATGGTATTATTAAGCAAAAAACTATTACTGATGGTACCTGGGATACTGAATGGTTGCTGGAGCAGATAACCAACTATGGATGGAGTTCGTTATCTAGGATAGATGGTACCTTTGCTTGCATGATGTATAATAATGGTGAACTATTCGTATTCAGGAACGAAATATCGCCTATGTTCTATGATAAAGATCTTAACTTTTCTTCGACTAAATTTGAAGGATCTTTATCGCTGGAACCTAATAAAGTATTTAAGTTAGACTTGGAGCATAAGCAA